GAATATAAAGGTCAATTGCCGCCTAAAGAATATGGTTACTTTTTAACAGGTTTAGCTACTGAATATAATAATGCTATGCTTGTTGTTGAAAACGCTTCAATTGGTTGGGCTACAATAGACGCTATTATTGAAAGAGGATATAGAAATCTATACCACTCACCTAAATCAGATCAATTAACAGCTGAATCCTATTTAAGGGTATTTGAAGGTACTTCAGATATGACTCCTGGATTTACAATGTCTTTAAGAACAAGACCATTAGTTGTAAACAAATTTAGAGAATATGTTGGTGACAAAAGTGTGACTATTCGCTCAAAACGATTAGTAGAAGAAATGAAAGTATTCATTTGGAAAAATGGTCGACCAGAAGCTCAAACAGGATACAACGATGACTTGGTTATGTCATTTGGGATCGGTATGTTCCTACGAGACACGTCACTTAAGTTTCAACAACATTCTCAAGATATGACTAGAGCAGCTTTAGGTAATTTTTCAAAAGGAACCACTCCATTTAAAGGAGCATATGGGTCTAACAATATTCCTAATCCTTACTCTATACAAACTAGAGATGGAGAGGAAAACATTAGCTGGCTTTTGTAATATTTATAATATATTTTTATGGCAGATACTACTTTATTTAAACGTTTACAAAGATTATTTTCAACTGATGTAATTATTAGAAATCAGGGTGGAAATGAGCTTAAAGTTTTAGACGTTGATAGCATCCAAAGATCAGGTGATATAGCTACTAACTCTTTGTTGGATAGATATAATAGAATTTATTCACCTAACTCAACTTCACTTTTTGGTCAACAGTTAAATATTAACTATCAATACCTAAGAACATTCATATACTCAGACTATGATGTAATGGATAATGATGCTATTGTAGCTTCTGCCTTGGATATTATAGCTGAAGAAAGTACTTTGAAAAATGAGATGGGAGAAGTGCTTCAAATTAGATCAAGTGATGAAGATATTCAACAAATACTTTATAACTTGTTTTACGATGTATTAAACATTGAATTTAATTTATGGTCTTGGATTCGTCAAATGTGTAAGTATGGTGACTTTTTCTTAAAACTAGAAATTGCTGAAAAATTTGGTGTATTTAATGTAATACCTTATCAGGCTTATAATATTGAGAGACAAGAAAACTATGACCCAGAACATCCAAACTCAGTAAGATTTGTTTACTCACCAGAAGGATTTTATGGAGGTAGTTCAGGATATTATGGTGTACCTCAAGTACAAGCTAAAATAAAAGAAGATAATACAATTGTTTTTGAAAATTATGAAATGGCTCATTTCCGTTTAATGACAGATGTTAACTATCTTCCGTATGGTAGAGCTTATATTGAACCTGCTCGTAGAATATTTAAACAATATTCATTAATGGAAGATGCTATGTTAATTCATAGAATCTCTCGCTCACCTGATAGACGTGTTTTCTATATTAATGTTGGTTCTATCCCACCAAATGAAGTAGAAAACTTTATGCAGAAAACTATTTCTACTATGAAACGTACTCCATTAGTAGATAATCAAACAGGTGAATATAACTTAAAATATAACATGCAAAACCTAATGGAAGACTTTTATATTCCAGTTAGGGGTAATGATCAATCAACTAAAATTGAAACTTCACCTGGTTTAAATTATGATGGTATAGCAGACGTTACTTACCTAAGAGACAAATTATTTGCCGCTCTTAAAGTACCTAAAGCTTATATGGGTTATGAAAAAGATTTAACCGGTAAAGCGACATTAGCTGCTGAAGATATTAGATTTGCTCGCACAATCGACCGTATTCAAAGAATTGTATTATCAGAGTTATATAAAATTGCTTTAATTCATTTATACACACAAGGGTATACATCTGATAATTTAACTAATTTTGAATTATCATTAACTACTCCATCTATTATCTATGATCAAGAGCGTATTGCTTTGATGAAAGAAAAAATGGATTTAGCTTCTACAATGGCTGAAAGTAAATTAATATCAACAGATTGGATTTATGAAAACATCTTCCACTTTAGCCAGGACCAGTACGAGGAAATGAGAGATTTGATTGTACAAGATCAAAAGCGTAAATTCCGTTTATCACAAGTTGAAGCTGAAGGTAATGATCCTTTAGAATCAGGCAAATCATATGGTACACCACATGATTTAGCTTCTTTATATGGTCGTGGTAGATATGAAGCTACAGAATTACCGGATGGGTATGATGAAAAAGTACCTTTAGGAAGACCTAAAGAAAAAATAACTAATAGAAACACACAAGAATCACCATTTGGTAAAGATAGATTAGGCAATCAATCATTCCTTAATCCAGATAATGAGAATGAACAAGGTTCTATTCAACCAAATTATAAAGGTGGTTCACCATTAGCTTTAGAACTTATAGCTAAAAATAAAACTTTATTAGAAAGTTTAGATAAAAAAACAGTATTCAATAAAACTAATAAAAAGAAAGATTTATTAGATGAATCTAATTTAAAGAAATAAAAATCCTTATATATTTATAACAAAACCTCAAGAATGAATATTAAACATTCTAAGTATAAGAATACCGGCCTTTTATTTGAGCTTTTAGTAAGACAAATTACCGCTGATACTTTATCTGGTAAAGATTCTAAGGCAACCGGTATTTTAAAAAAGTACTTTGTAAAAACCGAATTAGGAAGAGAGTACAAATTATATGAAACTCTTTCCAAGCATAAAAATATTACTGAAGGTAAAGCGGAGATTATTATTAACACAATAGTTGAGTCTTCTAAAGACCTTAATAGAGGAGCTTTAAAAAGACAAAAATATAACCTTATCAGTGAAATCCAAAAACACTATAATTTAGAAGAATTTTTTAAAACTAAATTACCTAACTATAAAGTATTTGCTTCTTTATATACTTTATTAGAGGTTTATAATAGTGAAAATTTATCTAATCCAGACCAAATTATTGACAATAAAATGTCTCTTTTAGAGCATTTAACTTCTAAAAATATTAAAAAACAAAAAGTAGAAGACGAATTGTTAGAAGAATTTAAGTCTTATGATAAAGATTTACGTATTCTAACTTACAAAGTAATGTTAGAAAAATTCAATGGTAAGTATGAGTCATTAAATGACAATCAGAAGATTGTTTTAAAAGAATTTATTAATTCAGTTGACTCAACTCCAAAATTAAGAGAATTTTATAACAGTAAAGTTGGAGAAATTAAAGAAGAAATAAATAAATTATCTAAAAAAGTTACTGATAAAGCTGTTCAGATTAAATTAAATGAGGTAACTAACTTACTTTCTCCATTAAGTAAAACAGCCAATGTTGGTAACGATAACTTAGTTAATTTATTACAATATTTTGAATTGTTAGAAGAATTAACTAAAGTTCATGGCTAATTACAAGTATAAATTAAAAGAGGCTGACGGAGTACTTAAACCAAAAGACGTTGATCCTGAATTAATATCTAGGATTGAAAGACGTTATGGTAAAGTTGACTTCAAAAATGACTTTTTTAATGATACTTTAAGTACTTACTTTAAAGCAGTTAATGTTAATAATGAAACTGGTAATATAGACCATAAAATAATTAAATTAGCTAACTTTGGAGATGCTTTAAGAGAAATGTCTGAAGCAGTTAAAGCTTTAACAGACTTATCTAAAACAGCAGATGGCAAAGCTGATCCTAAACTATCAGTGTTAGCCCAAGATGCCCGTAATGTATTTAATAAATTTAGAACACATATTAGAAAGGAATATCCTGAACAATATGTTACTATTAAAAATTTATTAGATGAAATGAGTATGACAGGAGGAGGAGCAGGAGGTGCTCACTTTACTTCTGGTACTGAAGGAGCTAATTATGCTACCAAATATGCTTTTGGTAAAAAGAAAAAGAAAATAGAAGAAGGTCCTGGAGCAACATTTGGCCCTGGTCCATCTGCTGGCCCTGAAGGTGTTACTAATAACACTTATGTTAAAAACTTTAAGTATAAATTAGTTGATAAAAAAGCTTTAAATAAAGCCGCTAAAGGTATTGAAGTAAAACAACTTTGGGAAGATACAGATGTTGAAACCTATTTAAAAGACGCTAACATAAATAAAGACTCTAATAAAAAATTTATTGGTGGTCGAGTATTAGCATTTGATACAATTGAAAAACAATTAAACGAGTTAATTCCATTATTACAACAAGCAAAACATAAAACTTTGGATTTTTATAAACAAAATCCAGACTCGTTTAACGTTGTATATGGAACTGATTTAGCACAAGATTATTTAAAAGATATAATAGAACTATTTAAAGACTAAAATATGGCAAACATACCAGTAAACCCAACCGCCCTTTATACTTCAACTACAGCAACAGGTAGTTTTGCTGGATTTACAGTAGTATCAGGCTCAAGCGCTGTTATTAC